AAACCATCGGCGGCGCTTTGAAAAATATTGCAAGTTCAGTTGGTGGTGGTGGCGGCGGTGGCGGCGGTCGTTACCCTATGCCCGGGCCTCAGATGCCTGAGATGATGGCAAAGCGCGGAGGTAAAGTTTCAAAAAAGCACTTCGCTACGGGGGGAGCTGTTAACGACAGCGGCCACGCCGTAGCAATGCCCAAGAAGAAACCATCGGCTCCGGTAGCGATATCGCAGTTATCCGGCACGTTCAAGCGTGGCGGTAAAGTAAAAGCTGACGATTGTTAATGGTGGGGGCTTCGGCCCCCGCTTTTAATTTATTTTGGAGAGCCGTATGGCAACCGTAATTTCATCTATCACACGCCAAGGCACTTTTGAGCCATTTGGCTTGCAGGTATCTCGCGGTCAAATTCAAGGCCACAGCACGGTCATTGTGTTTGGTTACAACCCTGATGTGGACACATCTGAAGAATCAATTTGGCCTGATGGCGGTCTTATTCCGCACCCAACTGTTGCGTCTGTTTTAAAAATTAGTTCATCCAATGCAAACGACACATCTGCTGGCACTGGTGCGCAAACCGTTTACATTGAAGGCGTGGACGGCAATTTTAATGTGGTGAGCGAAACCGTAGAATTGAACGGTCAAACAGCAGTCAACACAACAAATTTGTATTTGTATGTAAACAGTTTTTATGTCGCTACAGTTGGCTCTGGTGGTGCAAACGCAGGCAACATCAATGCTGGCACTGGCGCGGTGACATCGGGCGTCCCAGCCGTGCTGTACGACATCATTGCAATCGGTTACAACCAGAGAACCACTGGTCATTACTGCGTCCCGGCAGGCTTCACAGGCTACATGACGGAGGGCTCAATTTCTGCTGGACAAGCCACTGGTTCGACTGCTGTTACCGCCTTTTTGAAGCAACATGGTACAGACAACATTTTGCGAGTTGGGGCTGTAAGTACGGTAAATAACAGCGACGCTGTGTTTCCGTTTGAACAGCCTTACATAATTCCAGAAAAGAACTGCGTAGGTGCAAGTGCAATCGGAGCCGCCGTAAACAACGCAGTGAGTTCGTACTTCAACATCATCTTGATCAAAGACGGCCCTTGATATGCCAAGCAAATCACCAGCCCAACACAAATTGATGACGGCGGTGGCTCATAACCCCGCCTTTGCTAAAAAAGTAGGCATCCCTCAGAAGGTAGGCAAGAAATTCGCCAAAGCCGATGAGGGCAAGAAATTCAAAGGGGGCGGACTTTATGACAACATTAATGCAAAGCGCGAAAGAATCGCTGATGGCTCTGGCGAGAAAATGCGCCGAGTGGGCAGCCGGGGTGCGCCAACGGCTCAAGCTTTTAAGCAGTCGGCAAAAACCGCCGAAGTAAAATGAGCAAAAAGAACGTGAATCTGGCAGTCGGTCGAGGCGAGAAATTGCCTGTCGAAAAAGGCGCTGGGTTGACTGCAAAGGGCCGGGCGCGGTATAATCGTGCAACTGGCTCCGATCTAAAACCACCACAACCACAGGGTGGTGCACGGAAAGATTCTTTTTGCGCCAGGATGGGGCCGGTAGCCGAAAAGTCCGAAGAGGGTAGTAGATCACGGGCTTCGATGCAAAGATGGAATTGTCCTGGATGGTAAGATGGCATATTCAAACACAGTAGGCCAAACAGTCCTCAATGTACAAACGTTCATTGACCACGGTGCTCGTCGATGCGGTAAACTCGCCGAGGAACTAACGTCGGAGCAGCAGCTTTCGGCCCGTGAATCGCTGTTTATTCTGCTCACCAATCTGTCCAACATCGGTATCAATTACTGGGCGATTGACAAAAAGGTGTTCGGTGTAACGGCTAACAACTACATCTACTCGCTGCCCAAAGGCTCGATCGAGGTGCTCAACGCGTTGTATCGCAAGTTGAATCGCCCGAGCGGAGCTTATTTTTCATCGGCTGGCGGTAATGTAGAGAATGCATTCGACGGCGATGTCGATACGGTCTGCCAGCAGACATCCGCGAATGGATACATCTCGGTAGCCTACGGTACTAACAACCCCATCTACGCGGGTTCGATTGGTGTTCTCCCCTACGTTTCGGGCGGTGGTAGCGCAGTCTGGACCTTCTCGCTGCAGTACAGTATTGATGGGGCTGCTTGGTCTACCTTAGAAAATGTCGGGACGACCACCGTGACCGATAACGAATGGCTTTGGTACGATATCAACCCGGGCCAGAACGTCGGGTATTACCGGATCTTGGCATCCGGCGGTACGACGCTTGCACTGCGCGAATTTTTCGTCGGTAACAATAGTACCGAGATCACTATGGCTCGGTTAAACCGTGACGACTACACGAATCTGCCGAACAAGAATTTCACGGCCAATCAGCCCTTCCAGTTCTGGTTCAACCGCACGATCCCCCAGCCCCAGTTGTGGCTTTGGCCTACCCCTAGCGACCCGCTGGTGCAGATGACCGTCTGGTATTCGCGCCAAGTCATGGATGTGGGGGCGCTGACCAACGAGATCGAGATTCCGCAACGGTGGTACGAGGCGATCCTAATGCAGCTCTCCCACCGGATGGGATTGGAGATGCCCAACGTGCCGCTCGACCGCGTGAAATACTTGGAAGATAAAGCGAACGAATACACGACTTTGGCCGAGCAGGAAGAGCGCGACAAGTCCCCGATCTACTTTGCGCCAGCTATTGGCGTGTACACGGCGTAGAGGGGGCTGCATGGGCATTTTCCTTGACACTCTCGGCAATTCGACGCTCTCGATTGCGGTTTGTGATCGCTGCAAAATGAAAAGGGCGCATTCGGTGATGCGTTCCGACCCCAATTTTCCGGGTCTCCAGGTTTGCAACGAAGGTTGCGCGGACCAAAAAGACCCGTATCGACTGCCAGCGAGGCAGACTGAGCGTATTACGATCCGCTTTCCGCGCCCGGACGTGTCCGTGGCTGTCCAAGACAATGATCTGATTGCCACCGGATACGGCGGTTATGTGCTCTCCCCCGAGCAAAATACCCAGACGCCCGAAAACAATGGCAATTTGGATAGTATAACGTTGAGTCCCTAAATGGCTAACTTAACCATCACACAGCTTCCAGCAGCCGGAGTGATCACCGGAACCGAATCTGTACCTATTGTGCAGAACGGCCAAACGGTTCGGACGACCACTGCGGCAATCGCGGCATCCCCGGCGCAGGGTCAAACGTTCCTGACGAAGGTCCAGGAACCCACCCTGCCCAATTCCCGATACCTCTCTACTGGTTCCGGACTGGGTCTAACTGATGGTGGAGCACAGTCCTACCTACGTCTGGAGTTTAACGGGGCCGCAGCGAGCCTCGAGACAGTATCTCCCGGGGTTCTCGTCAAGACCGGGGCTACTACTATAGCCAACCGCACGCTCACGGCCTCCGGTGCGGGTCTCTCGATAACCAACGGGGATGGTATCGCGGGTAATCCGACATTCTCGCTGAGTGGTCTAGCACTCGCTTTGGCCAATGCGTCGGGTACTGGAATGCTCGCGGTGGTCAACGGGACCACCATAGCGGGTCGCCAGATATACGGAACAACGAACCAGATTACCGTAACGGATGGAAATGGGTCCGGGAATCCCACATTGGCTATTGCGGATAATGCGGCTTTCCCTGGAACTGGTGCGGTAACACTCCCAAATGGGTCTACAGCCCAGCAGCCATCAGGGGCAAATGGTCAAGTGCGGTTCAATACCGACACGAATACATTCGACGGGTATTCGAGCGGTTCTTGGCGGCAATTCGCACTCACTGGGGGCGTTATATCATTCAGCGCGGGTACTACGGGGTTCACTCCGACTTCCCCGACCGGTGGTGCGATCACTTTGGCGGGTATTTTGAATGCCGCAAATGGCGGAACGGGTGCTGCGACCCTCACCGGGTACGTCTACGGCAACGGAACGGGTGTGATGACAGCCTCGGCATCTATTCCGACCAGCGACCTGTCCGGAACGATCACCAACGCGCAGCTCGCGAATTCCTCGCTGACCGTTGGAACCACCGCGATATCCTTGGGCAGCTCGAGCCTGACTTTGGGCGGGTTAACATCGATCGCTGTGACCCAAGACCCGACTACCGCATTGCAGTTGGCGACCAAACAGTATGTAGATGCGGTGGCTGAGGGGTTAGACCCTAAAGCTTCGTGCGTCGCGGCAACTACGGCGAATATTACGCTGTCGGGCACGCAGACCATTGATGGCGTAGTACTGATTGCTGGCGATAGATGCTTGGTGAAAGACCAAACGTTAAGCCAGAACAACGGGATTTATTTAGTAGCTGCAGCTGCGTGGACTCGTGCAACCGACATGGACTCGTGGGCAGAGGTGCCGGGTGCGTTTACCTTCATTGAGCAAGGAACCTTATACGCCGATACGGGCTGGGTGTGTACCTCCAATGCTGGCGGTACTTTAGGTACAACTCCCATCACTTGGGTCCAATTTGCTGGCGTAGGTTCTTACACCGCTGGCACTGGGCTAACCCTTACGGGTACGCAGTTTAGCATTACCAACACGGCAGTAACCGCCGCTGCTTACGGCTCTGCTACTCAAGTGGGTACGTTCACAGTCAATGCACAGGGTCAGTTAACCCTTGCGGGTAATACCACGGTGACTCCAGCGGTTGGCTCCATTACTGGCTTGGGCACCGGTGTGGCGACTGCTTTAGCGGTCAACGTAGGCTCTGCTGGGGCTTTCGTAGTGAATGGCGGTGCACTGGGTACGCCAAGCGGCGGGACCGTAACGAACCTTACCGGCACCGCGTCGATTAACATCAACGGTACTGTTGGGGCTACCACCCCGACTACCGGGGCATTCACAACAGTGACTGCTACAACTGGAATCTTTGGAGGTACTTTCTAATGGCTGCTGCTGGCTTCACCCCTATTTCGCTTTACCACAGCGCCACTGCGGCGGCTGTTCCACTGGCGGCAAACCTTGTCGCTGGCGAGCTTGCACTCAATACCGTCGATGGTAAGTTGTATTACAAGAGCCTTGCTGGCGTTGTTACCCTGCTCGCCGGTGCAACTGCTGGCCCAGCAGGTGGTTCTAATACCCAGGTTCAATTCAACAGTTCTGGTGCATTGGCTGGCTCTGCGAATCTGACTTGGAGTGGTACTGCGCTCGCAGTCACTGGAACGCTGAGTGCTACGGGCAATGTAACGGGTTCAACCTTACAACTTGGAACAAATCCTGCTGGTGTTTCAATTGGTGTTTTAGGCATACCAAATCAAAAGCGTATTTATGGGCGTAATGCGGCAAATAGTGCAGATGTAAACATCTTGTATGTTGATGGTAGTAACGGCCTTGTTCTTGGGCCTTCTGATGCCGCCGTGATCGACTCCAGCGGTAACTTGGGTATTGGGACTACAAGTCCTACTCAAAAACTAGATGTAAATGGAGTTGTTACAACAACACCGGGGCTTGGTTCAAGCGGTGCGTTTGCACTTGGTTATGGCAGTAATGCGGCCAGTCGTTCATGGCGTATGCGTATTGATGACTCCGCATTTGGTGATTTTTCTATACAACAAACTACAACTCAAACTGGATCAACATATTCCACAAAATTAAACATTGATGCCAGCGGTAACTTGGGATTGGGTGTTACGCCCAGCACTGGTTGGAATACAGCAAATAACAGAGCAATTGAAGTATTTTCATACGGAAGTATCTCAAGCAACAATTCACAAGGAACTTGTGATGTGGCTTATAACTGTTACAACTCAACTGCTCAAGCCACTCTTGGTTGGAAGTACAGGGTTTCAACTGCGCTTGCATCGCTATACCAACAGTTAAACGGCATTCACGCTTGGCATATAGCCCCGGCTGGTACTGCTGATGCAGGAGTCACCTTCACCCAAGCAATGACCCTTGATACAAGCGGTCGATTGGTGATTGGCGCAACTACATCGGGTGCGGCAACTGGAGTAATGCAAACTATTAGTAGTTCTAGTTCCGCATACACACAATACAACAAAGGAACAAGTGGCGGTGGAGTTGTTGGCACTGAAGGCACTGGACTTGTTTTTTATACTTACACAGGTTCATTAGGCTCTGAAACATACTCACTACGCGCCACCATCGACTCCAGCGGTAACTTGTCTACAGTTGGATCGGTAACTGGAGTTGGACTTGTATCGACTGTAAACGGCACACAACTTACTTTGCAAAGAACTGGCCCGTCTGCAATAAACACTATGTCTTGTGGGGGTTCTGGCGAATTGGCAATGGTAAATAGTTCTGCCAATGCAATTGTGCTTTACAACACTTTTGCTCATTTTCCATCTGCGCCCACAACTGCATCAGCGGCAAATGCGTTTATAGATAATAGTTCAGCAGGGTATGCAAACCAGTTATTGAGGTCAACTTCATCGGCAAAATATAAGACTGATGTTGAAGATTTGCAAACAGATTTTTCCAAAAAAATATATGATTTGCGTACTGTTTGGTATCGCTCAGCCGCTGATGCTGATAGAAAAGATTGGTCATGGTACGGCCTTATTGCGGAAGAAGTTGCCGCCATAGAACCAAGGCTTGTTCATTGGACTTATGCTGATGACCAATATGAATATGTTTCCGCAGATATTGAAGGTTCTGACCAACAAAGACGAGCATTAAAATCTGATGCAGTTAAAACTCCTGATGGCATTCAATATGACCGCATTGGTGTTTTGCTGTTAAAAGAAATGCAATCATTAAAGGCAATCATCGACACCCAAGCGTTAACCATCACAACCCTCACCGCCCGTATCACTGCACTGGAGTCAGCATGACCCTGACCCAAGAAGAGGCACATCGCTTGTTTGAATACAGGGATGGTGCGCTGTACTGGAAAGTAATGGCTACAACCAAAACAAAAAACCGTATTGGTGAAGTTTCTGGGCATATTCACAAACATGGTTACAGGGTTATAAGTGTGCACGGCTATCAATACAAAGCCCACAGATTAATTTTTTTGTGTCAGCATGGCTATATGCCTGAATTTATTGACCACATCAATGGAATTAAAGATGACAATCGGATTGAAAATCTTCGGGCCGCAACAAAGGCAGAAAACAACCAAAACAGGTTTGAACAAAAAAATAACACATTTGGCGTTAAAGGTGTAAGCAAATTAAAAAACTCACCCAATTGGCGGTGTAGGATTTCTTATGGCAACAAATTGCACGAATTGGGTGGATTTAAATCCAAAGAATCTGCAACAGAATTTATTGAATTGTGGCGTGAAATGGCTCACGGCGCATTTGCAAACCACGGCTTAAAAGGAGCTTGATATGTCAGCAATCATAGTTTGGAATGTTTCAGCATTAAATTGTCTTCCGCAAGCGGAGGGGCAAACAGATGTTGTCATAGTTGCCCATTGGCAATGTAATGGAACTCAAGAACAAGATGGGAAAACATACAACGGCAGTGTTTATTCCACCTGCTCATTTAACTACACTGGCGGGACTTTTGTGCCTTACAGCCAATTAACATTGAACGATGTGCTCGGCTGGATTTGGGCATCAGGCGTGGACAAGGACGCTACAGAAGCGGCTGTACAGCAACAGATCGACAACGCTATCAACCCACCTGTGGTGACACCGCCACTGCCTTGGCTGGCATAATTAAAAAAGGGCAACCCGCTGGCCCTGACAGCG